TTGGAGTGGTCCTCAAGACTTAGGATGGGCCACGCCTGAACGAAAGTTCAATACGACCGTAGAGCTTATGCTGACACAGCCTTACTATAAACATGAAGTGGTACAGGCGCTCGATACCGGTATCAAGTATCAAGGCGACCAACCAATTCCTGGCGGTTGGGTTCTAGCAACTCCAATGGTGATGTGATGCCAAAAGGTCGTGGAAAAGAAACCGTCAAGGACGTGATGCATAAGTTTAAGCGGGGTACTCTGCACAGCGGATCGAAAAAGGGTCCGGTGGTTGATAAGAAACAACAGGCTGTGGCGATCGCTCTTGCTGAAGCTGGGTTGGACAAAAAGCGGAGGAAATAGTCATGGTTGAACGAGTCATTTATGCGTTGATCTATATATGTGGGATCGCGCTATGTTACTTTCTGATCATCTGGGTTCTCGGTGCGATTGGGTTGCACATTCCGCAGCAGGTTCAGGTTATTCTTATGGTGGTCCTTGTATTGGTGGCTATCCTTGTCCTGTGGAGATTGTTTGCAGGATCAGGCTTTCCGCTGTGGCCACGTACTCCTCCCCGTTAGTGTGAGTCACACATGGAAACGCTCACGAATGCAATGGGTAAGAGGTCCGGTATGTCTCCGGTAGACGATTACATTCGTGAGTTGCTTGCCGCAAGCCCGCAGGGCCGGATCGATGAGTCGTTTGAGGCGTTAGGTGATGATCCAACTGCGACGCAGATGGGTGCGCGTGAGCCTGGAGTTATCCGACAGGTACCGGGATTGAATCGTGACTTACAAGGCGTGGTCGCTGAGGCTATGCAGCAAAATCCTGTTGGCACAGAAGAAATGAATCCTGTTCCTCCTCGGTTGGAGGGTGCTCTTGGCGATATAACAGAGGACCCTGATGCTTATGGGCCTGATCCTGAGAGCGCGAATACTATTGTTGCAAGTCGCTTTCCTCTTGGACCTGAACGATTGAAAACTCACGGGTGGGTTTCGAGTGAGAATCCAGAAACTGAGCATGATATTTCTCGGTATGATGATTTGCGAGCCGCGACAGGTTCTCGCACTGCTGGAGGCTCGGCTGGAGGAATGTCGCTTCCTTTTCGCCTACGTGGTCCAGTAAATATGCAACTCGACGAGCAACAGAGCTTGATCAGTCGTCTTCTGAATGCATTCCGTTAGTGTGAGTCACACAAGATGCCGAACTATAATCTAAAAGAAGACTCGGTACAGTTTGACTTTCAGCGTTCGCGCAAGAAGGTTCAGATATTCGGTGGAGGGTTTGCAAATGGCAAAACCACCGCGCTTGTCATTAAAGCACTCCAGCTATGCAAGTTTTATCCTGGATGCACCGGCCTCCTCGGACGTGAAACGTATCCGAAGCTCAACGACACGCTCAGAAAAGAATTCCTCAAATGGTGTCCAAGGCATTGGATACGCAAGATGCCTACACAAGACGATAACTCCTGCTACTTGGTCAATGGATCAGCAGTGCATTTCAGATACATCGCACAGCGAGGAAAATCGCAAAACGAAGATGGATCGACAACGAGCAACCTGCTTTCGGCTACTTATGACTGGATTGGGCTGGATCAGATCGACGATCCTGGAATCACGCATAAAGACTTTCTGGACCTTCTTGGTCGTCTTCGTGGTGATACAGCTTATCGTGTGGAAGATGAGCCAGAGGATATTACAATGCCCTCGGATGGTCCCCGATGGCTCATGATGACGCTAAACCCTTCGCAGAATTGGGCGTACCATGAACTTATTAAACCATACTTGGATTGGCGCGACCGGAAGATATTCGGTCCGAAGCTCCTCATTGATGAGGATAGCGCGACCCCAGTTATCGAGCTTTTCGAGTCGGACACGTATGCAAATAAGCACAACCTTAAGCCAGACTTTATTAAGACGCTCGAGAACGCATACAAAGGGCAGATGCGCGATCGTTATTTGCTCGGTAAGTGGGCCGCATTCGAGGGTCTAGTCCACCCAGGGTTCGATACGTCGTTGAACTTGATGAAGCGTGAACAGATGATGGATCATCTTGCAGACTGTAGGAGAAGGCATGTCAGAGTTAAAGCAATCGAGGGTTACGACTTCGGTATCGCAACGCCGACTTGCTACATTCTTGGGTTCGTTGACGACTTTGGTCGTCTATGCATTCTTGATGGCTTCTATCATCCAAATTTTGACGTATCTCTACACGCAGCAACAATCCGAGAGATACGGGGACGTTATCATGGATTTCTACAATTCCCAGAGCCAGTGATTGCCGACCCTGCGATCTTTAGGAGGATTGTGGTTGCTGGTCAGCAAGTTCGGAGTACGACCATTTCCCGCATCCTGAAAGATGGGGGGCTCAACGTGCGCCCTGGGAGTAATGATATCCTATCAGGTATTGCGAAAGTGAATAGTTATATCGCAGGGACACCGAAGACCCCCCATTTAACTTTGGGGACTACGCCAGGGACATTGCTTTATGTTGCGGAAGAGTTGCCGTGGTTTCAAGACGAGATCATGTCTTATTACTGGAAGCGCGATCCACAAGGTAAGGCACTAGACGAACCATCGGATAAAGACGATCATGCGATGAATGTGATCAAGTACATGCTGAGCAAGTTACCTGAGTCGTCAGAGATTAAAGTGCCGAGTGAGGCTCTCCCTCCGCGTTGGAAATATTGGCACGAAATGTCGATGGAAGATTTCAATCAGGCACAAGGGAGGCGTGTGTGACTCACACATCGATAGCGGCGAGTGCTACTCCCGAATGGTTGACCGTTATGCGGTCGATGACTGGCCTCTTGGAATCACCTGGGGACGCAGACAATCCGAAAATTTTGGCGATGCGTGATACGATCGCGCTCGCTTATCCTGAGATGGCAACTTACTGCAACGAATATCAACACGATGATACTCCGTGGTGTGGTCTGGCTGCTGCGTATGCAATGACAATGGCTGGTATTCGTCCAGTATTCGGACCCACTGACACTGATCGCTTTTATTGGGCACAGGCATGGGATGACCCTTCTTTTGGTACGCTCCTTGATGATCCTGTTCTCGGTTGCGTCGTTGTGCTTAAGCGGTCTGGCGGCGGTCATGTTACTTTCTACGAATCTACAAGTGGTAGCAATTATATGTGTAGGGGCGGCAATCAGTCTGATTCTGTTAACCTTAGTCCTCAGTCGATTAGCAACGTCATTGCACTCGTATGGCCAAATGAGGCAGGACCAGTCCCACCGGCGGATCGACGACAATTGAGCAATGGGATGTCAGGTTCTGATGTGGAATCACTCCAGGAAAGCTTAGGCCTACCAGCAGATGGAGAATTCGGTGGTATCACTGAAACACAAGTCAAAGCCTTTCAGGCCGCAGTTGGTCTCTCGGCGGATGGCGTGGTTGGTCCTCAGACGTGGACCGCCGTGGATGGCCTCGACCTACGTATGGAGGAGGGAAGCGACGGTATCGATGAGACGGAGACGGCAGCTATTGTCGAGATGGCAAAGAAGTCCGACATAGCTGACTATGAATGGCCTGGACGCGGCTATCCTCCTCCTGGATACATTCCTGGGATGGCTTGTACGTATGCGCTGGCTCTGAAACGTCTACAGGCAGAGGTGCCGGATGCTATCTCTATGGCTCAAGCAGTCACCAATTCGTCAACTGATGCACTTAATGTTTACAAGGCAGAGTTTGCCGACCTTGACATGGATAACAGTGTCGACGGTGTTGATACTCTGCGGCATCTTTTTGTGATGATGATCGGCTTGGGGATGCGTGAGTCCTCGGGTAAGTACTGTGAAGGTCGAGATATGTCGGCATCGAATACATCGTCGGACACATGCGAGGCTGGCTTGTTTCAGACCTCGTGGAATATCCGTTCGACTGATCCAGCCATTCCGATGCTAATGGACGAATACGTAGACGATCCGAACGGCTTTCTAGAAGTGTTCTCGGAAGACGTGAGCCCGACCTCGAATAACCTAAGCACGTATGGCACAGGACAAGGTGCTACGTATCAGTTCCTTGCGAAGTTCTCACCGGCGTTTGCCGCTTTAGTAGCAGGTGTGGGTATGCGAACAAGATCAAATCATTGGGGACCAATTAATCGTAAAGAGGTCACCTTGAACCCAAATGCAGATAAGATGCTTAAGGATGTTGAGACGATTTTGGAAGAAGGTCCGGACCCAAATCCGGAGCCGGAACCAGAGCCAGGTGACGTACCGGAGGTTGCCCTTACTACTAAGGGGGAAGTCATCGTTAAGGTCAATGGGAAGGTTGTGTCGTGACAGATCACTCTTGGCGGAACTTAGCGGAAGATGCTATCAACGACATCTTCAAGCAGTATGTAGGCGAGCAGTTGATCGCTTTGATCCGTCAACAGATCGGCTTGGGTTTGTTTACGCAGAACGTAACTGCGGCAAGAGATCATCGTGATGCGGCGCTCGAAGCGATAGGCAATTTGTAGGGAGCTATGTTCTCCTCCAAAGCAGTAATCATTGGGCTTTCTGTCTGCATCGTTGCGCTCGTGTTTGCGCTGTTGGAGCGTGATCTCGATGCAAAGGTTGCGGTAGACTGTATGGACCCAACTGAGCGAGAGAATATACGCGGTCTTACACTCCAGGCGATCAATGATGGATTTAGTAACCAGATAAAGCTGTTGTTTGAAATGTGGATGAAAGATTCGAATGACCAGCCACGCCGAGCTATGGTTGGAACGAACAATGCAGTAAACGCTCATATTAGGGCGCGTAAGCAAGCACTAGCTTGGGACCCTCCGGCTTGTTAATCCTCTAACTCTTGTGTGAGTCACACAAATGGCCGACAACCTCGACGCGATCGATCAAGGCAACGACACGACGGACGTGTTTGATCCGGATAAGCCTATGGTCGAGGACGCACCTCCGAGGCCACAGCCGCTCTATCAGATTTACGAGGGGTCTAAAGTGGTTGTCAGCAAACAGGTTGGCAAGTACTGGAAGAATGTGTTCGATGCGGCGATGACGTCTTACTCACAGACGCGGCTTGTATGGGAGGAGGTCTATCGCTACTATAACCATAACCAGTCGAAGGCGAACTACACGCCTCGTGGGACTTTTCATCGTGGTGACTCGTCCGAGAATATCATCTTCTCGAACTTGAACATCATGCTGCCCGCGATTTACAGCCGCAATCCTGACATCACTTGCTCGACGAATGACAAAGCCGACGAGCCATTTACGAACTGTTTGCAAGCTGTGCTCAACGCTGTATTCCAGCGTAAGAACCTGATGAATGTTAAGAACAAGGTGAAGCGTGGTGCTGGCTTTGCGTTGTTGACTAACTTCGGCGCGCTCAAGATCGATTGGACGAAGAAGGACGACTCGGTTGAGATGGCGCTCGAAGAGGTTCAGCGTGTCAGTCAGGAACTAGTCACTGCGAAGAATCAGGCTCGCGTCGAAGAACTCTACGGACAGCTTGCCTCGCTCGAATCGTCCATGGACGTGCTTAAACCGGGCGGACCGAGCATGAGTGCAATTATGCCACACAACTTGATTATCGATCCATTCGCTGAGGAGCCGGATGGTAACGATGCAAAGTGGATGGCTGAAAAGGTTTGGTATCCGACAGCCGGACTAGCTGAGAAGTTCACGTATAAAGACCCAGAAACTGATGCAGATGCGCTCGACGCACCGCGACGG